GAACGACGAAATTCCCCGTATCGCAAATATACAGACTCCCCAGATTATCGAACCCTGAAAACCATGGACTGTTTCCGAGCTTAGCGGCTGTTGCTTGTCCGCTATCGCCTGAATAACCAGAATTCCCAGCTGTACCTACTACTGTCTTGATCGTATTTGAAGCTACAGACGTATTCAATAAAGTTTGAGACGTAGCTTGGTTGTTTACAGCTCGGATCACTACATTGAATGTATCCGTTACATAAAAGTTTCCGGAAGCGTCCAAGCATACACCCAATGATCTGTTTAACTCGGCACTAGTTGGTGATCCGCCATCACCTGTAAACCCATTCGTGCCAGTTCCCGCAGCTGTTGTGATCGTACCCGAAGTAGACACTTTGCGTATTCTTGCCGAGCTACCAGAAATCGTGTTACCTTGATCGCAAATGTATAAATTTCCATTTGAATCTACAGCTATCCCATGAGGAAATGACATGTGCGCTGATGTTGCTGGGCCACTGTCTCCGCTGTAGCCATTCACTCCCTGTACTCCGGCAACTACTGCAATATCCCCTGAGGCAATACTTACTCCAAGAATTGTCTGAGTAGTTGCCTGCCTATTTACGGCGAGAACTATATGATCATTTGCATCGCTAATATACAAATTTCCCGATGCATCCAATGCCACATAGTATGCGAGATTGAATGTGTAGCCTAACGCTCCTGACCCGCCGCCACCCGCAACTCTAGTAACAGTCTTGGTCGTATCGTTCAGCATGAAGATAACACTGGTAAATGGACTTCCAGCTGATTGATCGACCACGAAGACGTTCCCAGAGCTATCCGCAGTGATTCCCCAGTTAGCTACAAAGAACCCATTGACATTAAAAACAGGATCGGTAGAGTTGAGCGTAGGTCTTGTGATGACTCCAGCTGAGTCTACACGTAATAGCCCGTTTACTAAGTCAGAAATCCAGTATGGGACAGTCGTAGGCATTTTATTGAGGGAAACCTTTTAGGTTCGATGAATTCTGTACGGTGGAACTGGGGGGAAGAACCTGTTTTGTTCCCTCATTCGTAAGATCGGTAGCATCAGGTCGAGCGCTAGCTGGTATTGTATTAGTTGCGGTTTGAGCTACAATCAACTGTACAAATGTGACTTCCACTCTCAGAGCGTGCTGAGTCTCTCGGGTGTCTACGGCCCGAATAAATTTGATTACCATATTTTCATACAATTTCAATCGAGTAGCCAGAGTAATGGGTATCCGTTGAGATTGTATGTCCAACAGAGTCTCGTATGCTGAGATCGACTTACTGGAATTAGAGGTAAATTGACCGTCAACATATCGGGCCATGCAGTCTGACATGCCAATTTCGAGCGTCACCTGAGCCGGTCTTAGATAACAGTGATCGACTACACTGGCACCGTCTTGAATGGGATGCTCAGTCTCAACCAACTCTTGATTGTGCTCAGCTCTCAGAATTGCATCGAAGAAGTAGGTTACAGTTTTACTGGTCTGTCGAATGTTCGGGTTATTCGCCGAAGATTGAGTTACCTGACCTTGAAAGACGATATTGGAACTTGTTGCCTCCGTAGTAATCTGAGTCACAGTGAGCGAGTAGACTTGAGGCTGATTCCACTGTGGTGGACGAAAGGGACCTATCAATCCCTTAAGGGCATTGATATTCGCAAACCCCATAACTAAGGTAGTCCAGTTCGTCGCTGGAATAATCGGGTTCGAACTCATGCGAAGACTCCCTGCCTCTGAGCCAGCAGTATTCGATTCTGATTGTCTGCTTCTTGCCTTACGGCTTTAACTACAGCAGAGTGTATTTGCTCCGGAGTGGCATTAGGCTGAGTGATGTAGATGTTTCCTACTGAAATCGCACTGGTAGGGCGATAGAGAGCTTCGCCACGCTGAGCCCCTCTCAGATAATTCTGATAGCTATCTTCATAATAGCCGCCTGACTTCAAAGCACCAAAGAAGTCGGCATCCGTCTTTGCTTTGAGAGCTGCCCGATAACGAGGCGACATCATCAGTGAGGAGTAATAGTCAGCAAAGTCCTGCACTGTAGCAAACTTGCGGTACTCAGTACTTCCAGGAAGACGAATACCCGCCAGGTTATTGAGTGAGGTAGCTCCACGATTCGTGAAGTCACCTGTCTCATGTACAAATTGACCATAAAGCCAAGCTGGGTTGATACCCGTCTTTGCTGAGATACGCTGCGCTGCGATCTTTGCTGCTTCGCTGATCTTTAGGCTTTGACCTTTGAGCTTATCACCACCCATGAATAAGCCAGGAAGTTCATAGCCTAAACCAGCGGCTAGCCCTGCTCCGCCACCTAACACAGTCCCAACACCCGGGATAACACTGCCGGCCGCAGCCCCTGTAGCTGTAAAGCCGAGAATTCGAGCTATAGATGGATGAGACACAATGTAATCCAAGAGCTTGACTAGCATTGTGGCAAGCTTTACAACTGAATTCAACAAGGAAGCCCAGTCAACTTTACTTAGACTCTCGAAGAGATGACCGAGAGCCCCTCCCAGACCTTTGAAAGCGGGAGCAATCTTCACTGAAATAGTCTCGGCGATTCTCGGCATATTGTCCATGAACCAGTTATTGAACTTTTGCAACTTCTCTAGAAGGGCATCGTCACTCCCAAAGAGAGCCTTGCTTAAGTCTTTTACCAGAATCATGGAGAAGTATTTCATCTCCACACTCAACCGAGTAAACTCGAATCGGATATCTCGCAAGTGACGCATTTGTTGCTCAAAATCCGTACCACCAAGAGCCGCCAGCATCCTATTCTGATCGTGAATAAGTTGACGGTAACGCTCCGCTAACTCAGGTGGACCCCAAACAATTTCTTCAATGGAGTATCCCAGAGCATCGGTGGCAGTCTTCATCTTACGAGCGGCATCGACCCCGAGATACATTCTACGGGCAAATACTTGCATGTCGAGATCGGCATCAGCTACATGACCCATCATACCGATGGTACCAGCGGCAATACTCGCTAAAACCCCAGTAATCGTCGCTCCGGCTACAAGAAAGCCTTTAGTGATCTTTCCGACCTCATCTCCCGCCACTGAGGCAGCTTTTTTAAGCCCCTCATTGAAAGCACTGAGCTGGCGATTGTCAACTTTGAATCCCAGCTCAACAAGATAGCTTTTGATGATGTCAGTATTCATTCACTTCCCCAGAGATTGGTGTGATCGGCGCTCACTCTCATCTTTAGCATCGAGAAGCTCATGAGCATCGAGTAAGTCATGGAAGGTGTAAGTACCGTCCCAAGTTTCGCACTGTCGCCAGAAATTAGCTACAACAGGACGAAAAAGAAACCCGTCACAATTCGGGAGCTTTACTGCTTCGGAGCCGCTGCTGATCCCGACTTCAACGCGCTCGCGGTAAAAAAAGGAGCAAGATTGAATTGCAGAGCTTCGATGATGAGCTGATTGACCGTAGGTATATCATTCTCGATTTCTTTTACTGCCCATCTCCCGTCAGACATGACAACGGGAGTGGGAGGCGCATCGGGGCTGATATAGACAGAGCAAGTCTTGAGGCAGTTTTTTTGTATCTGGGTGTAGACATCCTCAGGAACGTTCGTTCCGATTAACATCCACGAAGAAGCGATGATTAAATTGGCTTTCTCTTCTTCAGGGAGATTGTCAAAGAGTGACTTCTCTTGTGCCTTTTCTTCAGCGGGAGCTTCAGAACTGGTTTGCTTGGCACTGGTTGAAATCAGTACGTTGAGGATTCGAGAACCGACTAAAGCGGTCATACGCCCTAGCCTAAACTTTCTTTCACCGATGCTAGTGTCTTTGTATTCCATAGTTATCAAGTTTCCTTTTTCTTACAGAGTAACGTTCTGGATATCAGCACACATCAGGGTCCAAGCGATTCTCTGGCCCTGAGCTGCATAGACTTTATCCGGAATCTTGCTGGGGCTCACTCCACGACAGATGTGAGTTGAGCCGTCCACGATGCTGCGCAAAGTAACTGTGGCTGTGGCCCAGTTCGTCACGTCTCCCTGATCCATGAGAGTTTTGATCGTGTTGTACCAAGCCAGCAGGAAGGTGTGAAGATCACTGGTCTGTTGTACTTCAATTGTAAGTGAACCGTTATCGCCGCTTATGGCACTGATCATCACAGAGCCATCAGCAGCGACATCATGAGCAGTTTTCTCAGTTGACATCGAGATCGTAAACTGCCCCATACCGATTTGACCAGCGAATGGGAACACATTGGTAAGAGGATGCTGAAACGATCCGCTGGTGTCTTTGAAGCTGTAGGTTGTAGACATTGATTATCTCCTCTTATCGTTGAACGTAGATGCCGATCAGTACTGAATGGACTGCACCCGCCTCGATAATCGCAGCGTAGATCGGCATGGACTTTCTCGCTTGGCGATCACTCGTAGACTGTTGAGAGTAGGGAGGCGATTGAACAGAGTAACCTTTCGGTAAGCTCTGTCCCGGTTTGAGGTTGAGAATCTGTACCCCATTCCATTCACCAGACCCGAGAAAGCCCCGAACATAAGCGGCTTCCAAGGCATCATTCACGGCAGCGATAAGCTGAGTTTGTCCTGCATCAGTCTGTGGAATCTTGGGACTGCCTACGAGCAAGTCCATAATCGCAAACTGAATGGCAGAAGACAGCATATCAAGATTCAAAATCTCATCGAAGAATTGGGCATTAGAAACCACTCCCTGTTCTAAGAATGAGAATGTGTTTCCGTAGCTGAGATACAGATTGCCGTTGTTACCCTCAATCACTCCGATAGAAGTCAGACTTAGAGGCTCGGTAGCTACCCCCGTTTCTTTTTTGAACTTCATCGTGAAAGCCGAATTTGCTAGCCCTGTATTCGACCCCATTGCAATGCCCATAGCAGCTGCGCAAGCATAGGCATTATTCGGAAAAGCGCCGCTCTGCGTAGTGGCGTACTGACCAAACACCCGATTGTAGTTCAGGGCCTTCAAAGCACTGAAAACGTTGCCGGCAGTTCCTGCAAGAGCATCAGCGTCGGATGTGGTGAAGAAGTAGCAACCAACTGGAGTAGCAGTCTGCATGTAAGCAGCAATTGCTTCATGGTCAGCTTTTGCGGCATCTGTGACCATAACAGCCCACCACTCTAAGCTCGCAGTTCGACAGGCTTGGACAGCTTGCAGAGCAGTCTCACCAATTGCAGTGATATTAACAGTGGCTCCTACTCCGGTTCCGCCGGCGGTAGCAAGAGTATTGGCGACAGAATAACCAGTACCTCCTTGTTGCACTGCAATGGAAGTGATGACTCCGGCATTCACTCCAGTTACTATTACTTCGCCGAGACTAGCTCCACCCTGTGTCACAGTCAATATGTCATTCAGGGAGTAACCTGTACCACCCGCTGCGAGAGTGACGGTGGCAATGGCAGTCAAATCTTGTCTTCCTATCCAGAGTAATTGTGGAGGCGGGTTTTGACCAAAATACAAACTCGCTGAAATATATTCTGGGTCAGTTGTAAGGAAACCGTCCGTGACCATAGCTGCAAGAGTCGCATATTGACGGATGCGAGGATTCACTCCGCCCACGGAAGGGATGTGTGCGCTCGGGCCGATAATGAGACCCTGATTAAATGTTGGCAGCGGAGGAGCTTGTGGAGAGACGAAAATCTCTACATCCACAATCTGACTCAGCGGCAAAGTTGCGGGGCTAGACATTGTTTCCTCCTATGAGCCTTGCACTACGATGTCAGACACAACACCATTCTCATTCTCTGTAATAATTTCAGAGCTAGCTACGGTGTTTACAATCTCGGTCTCAGTAACTTGTTCATTGAACTGGCAATCAAAATCAACTCGCTCCCACCACTGCCCATTTCGATTCTCTGGGACTCGTCGAGGAGCCGGGATATCCGTCACAAGATAGATACTGATCTGTCCTCCACCATAGCCCCCTGTTCCAACTGGGAGCTGACCGTATGTACCATTGGCTCCAAGTAGAGAGTCATGACCCTCTTGCGACAGTAGAAACGACTTCACAATACGAGCATTATCAAAGCTGTTGGGCCCGTAGAACGTCCAGAACGTGCGCCAGACTCTCGTGTATATCGTCGTAATTAGGACGCTTATAGGGGGCGAGTCAGTGATCTCTTGATCTCGAATCCGATTGTATTCGTCATCCTCTTCTATGCAGCGAATGTAGATCACATCCTGATCAATCGTTTGAGCAGGTTGACCCTGAGTCTGCCACCCAACTCTAACAGTTCCGGGAGCACTCGGATCAGTCGGGTTTATTCCCAGAGCCTGCATTGTGACAATCTGCATGAGCGGCTGGATTACATTCGGAGCTAAAGGGATAGAACTCATGCGCCACCCATAATAGTCGCCACTGCGAGATAATAGCCTTGAGAAGAGTAGTCTTTCACTGCCAGGATACGATAGTCATCACCATGAAATGTGAGAATGTCGCTGATCTCGTTGTTGGCTTCATTGGTTTCAAACATGGGAACTGTTGAGCGAAATGTCAGCGTATTCTTAATACGGTCCGCTTCAGGCACCATCTCAATTTCTTTCCCTGAAGTATTACGCACTGCCCCGTAAGCTTGAATCACTTGAGGCACGTTTTTAACCCAACCACCGATTTGATAAGTACCTGTTGTACGGGTAATTGTGAACGACTCCGAGAGATCAGGATCATTCACAATGTCATCAACTTCGATCACTTGACCTCCACAACATAGGTAATCGACTTACGGAGATCACCTGTATCAATGAGCGGCTTATCAGAGCCTTTCCGGGCAATCGTGCTGGGAGCATTCGGGGCCCAGTTATTCTTGGGATTCGTAAACCAAGCCCGAACGACATTCTGAGCAATCATTCCCGCTCGTCTTAAGTGATTCTTCATCTCTGTTTTCTTACCTTCGAGAGCTGCCTTCGCTGCCAGTTTCAACTCGGCATCAATCATCTTGTGGTTAGTTTTATCTTCAATAGCTGGTTCGATGATCGGGCGAGGTGGCACTTGATACAGAGGTGAACCAAAAGTATGGATATACAGCGCAAGCGCTTGAGAGTACGGGAGCTTTCCGCCTTTCATCGCAATGTCCATGGCGTTACGCATCTTCCAACCGCGGACACCGTGAGTATGAATGAAAGCAAGCTCAGCATTATTGATTGCCTGCTTATTGCGTGAAGCATTTTTCTCAGGGATGCCAACAAAAACGTGAGAGCCTGTAAGATCCTTTAAGCCTTCGAGAATAGCCTTCCCGCCAGGCCCGCTCTGTTTCAGATTTGCTGTAGGCTTCATTGACTCAGAGCTTTGAGATCATTCCAAATAGAATCTTTCAGAGAGGCGTTTTTGCTGATGTCGAGCCAAATCTGAGTAATGCAGACATACTCCTCATCCACGAAGGCATAACTCCAAGCACTCGAAGCTTTCTGATCCCAACGCGCCCACGTTACATAATCATCGCCGGCAGCGCCGTACCCAGGACGAAGAATGGCATGACCGCCATCACTGTCTCCATCGAGAGCCGTCCAAGATTTCCCCTGACTGAATTCAGCCATTGCCGTATCCGGGAAATTCACTCCCACAAGAGTACAGCCAAAGAGATCGCAACCAAGATTGCGGTGAGCGCGATTGGTATGATCGATTTGACCCCAGCCAAGAATCTTGTAACCGGCAATGCCAGTTGTCTGCATGTAGTTCAAAGCATCGACCATTACAGTTCCGTTATCGTTTGCACCCGTCTGCCGATTGAAACCAGTCACAGCGGAGTAAGCTTCGAGCACTTGGTCAAGAGTTGGGATCAGAACTACACCGGCATGCACGGAGTCATGGATGATCTTATTAGCCATCATTGCCCATACACAGTCACCGTATGAGTCATTGCCAAACATCAGCTTGGCAGAAGGGGGAGTGGCATACTCACGATAAACTTTCTCATGAGCGTTGGGTAAGATAGCGTCAAAGTACTTCGCCATGCGAAGTGTCTTTGGGTGTTCCTGCTTTGGTAGACGACCGTATTTCACTGGCGCTCTCCTAGTGATTCAAGATTTCACGCATGGGATCGGGCATGCGTTTGT